TCTTTCATCTGAAGCTTTGTTTTTTTCTCCAAGTACTTGTACTCTGTGAACATTTTGGGTTTTTTCCCTAGACTGTTCAGTAAATTTTTTATCTCTATCGTATTGTCTTTTAGCATTCCCTGGGTTTTTATCTGTGTCTTCGATAATTGTTCCATCTGTTTTTATATACTTATCTCTTCTTCCTTTTGTTATATCTCCAGGTATATACTTTCCGTTAAATGGTTTTGCTGTAGCTTTACCTGTTTTGATGTCAAGATCTTGCCCTACTTTAGCCATGTGTTCTTTCCCCTCTTTAGTTTTAGCTAATTTAGATGCTTTATCATCTACTCTTTCTTGTTCTGGATTTCTGCTTATTGGTTGTGTTGAGCCTATTGGTTCTCCACTTGCTTGTTTCTTCTTTTTAATTGGATCTGTCATTTTTTTTATTTTTTAGTTTATGGTTGATGTATTGAAAGCTTCTATTTGATTTTCTTTTTGTTCAAAATCAATTGGTTGTCCATTATTTTGTTTTTTATAATTCTCTTCAGATGTAATAGTTCCTTGCTTTAGTAATCTTTCTTTTTTAGCATCTTCTTGTTCTTGAATTTTTTGAGACTGTCCGCTATTTATTACATATTGTAATCTTTCTTTCAATTCTCCTTTTAATTGTTCAGTAAGCCTATCTTGTTCTCCTCTAGCTACTTCTTTTTGAATAGCACCTTCGTCAATTAGTTTCTGTAACTCAGATTTAACCATTGCTTCTAATTGAGCAGTTTGTTGTTTAGCTTGTTCAGCAACTTGAGCAGATTTAATATTTCCCTGAGTTTGAGCTTCAATTTCTCGCATTTTCTGCTCTTCTTGTTTCTTTTGCCTTTTAGATTTTAAAATTGCTAAATAAGAAACTGCTAATTTTAAATTCTTAATATTTAAAATCTTGTATTTGTCTTCTACTCCTAAAGCACCTTTATCTATTTCTTTAGTTAAGTCCGATTCTAATTTAGCTTTTTCTTCTTCGTCAGGAGATAAGTCTAAAAATATCGCAAAATCATGTAAATGTAAATTTTTCACATATTCTAAATCTTCAACAGAATTAGTTCCTACTTTTCTAACAAAATCTTCTTTTAAATCAGAAAACTTTAGTAAGTCTGCTACTCTATATGTAATTGCTTCTGCTGTTCTTTTTGTAACATCAATAGTTCCATCTAAAATATGTCTAGTAGCAGTATTGGTGTTTAGTGCAGCTAATTTCTGTAATCCTACTAAACTATCTTTTTCAGGAGTTGATGCATCACTCGCTTTATTTAAGCCAATTACTTCACGCAAAAGGTTTGTATATTGTTCACGTTCTTCTCTTAATGCTCTTAATTGATTAATAGAACCATCATGCTTTAATTCTTGAATAGACTTCTTAGCATAGTTATAATCCCCCCCAGAGTTCATACTCCTAGTCAAAATAGTACCTGTTTCAAAAAACATATCAATAACACCTTGTTGAGTATATTTAGCACCATCTCCCAGGTCTAGTTCAACAATAGCATCAACGTCAATCTCATACCCATTAGGCATCATCCTTTGGATTATTTGTTGTGCTTTTAATTCTAAAACTTGTATTTTATCATCAATAGGCATCATTCTAGCTACACAGCTATCAATATATCCTTTTTCTTTATCAGGAGAAACCCCAATAAATTGTTGGATTACTTTTTGCTTATTTGATTTAGGTCTACTCATGTGTTCAGAAACTTCCCATTTAAGTAAAATTTCTGTTCCTGGAACATAAACACCCTCAAATAAAACTTCTTCAACAACTGAAGTTCTCTTAAAATCATTAGTCTGACCTTTTTTCAATTTAGACTCGTCAAAAGTGTCGCTAGCTTTTGAAAGTATTCTTTCTCCTGTAGATTTTTCTTTTATTTTTTTTGCTCTTTCTCTAGTTGTTGTGTAAGTAAAAAATAATAAATTTGTAGTACCTTTTATTCTATCGTCTTTTGGTGTGTTGTGATAATTCCACCAATTATTAGAAGCGTTCTCTAATTGTTTTTTAGCTTCAGGATAATCATTTATCCATGGATATTCTGTTAAAACATCACTTATTAATACAGTTTTTAACTCTCCATGATAAAAACAATCACTATAATAAGGGCAGTCAGACTCAGATTGCACCTTATTCTCAATATCTACATACTCAACAACAATACCTTTATCTTTAACAAATCTGTTTTTTACCCATCCTGTTCCGGTTACAATAATGTCTTTTAAAACTCTAGCTTTAATATGATCATCCCATCTGTTTTCTTGAAAAACAGTTTCAATTGCCAATTCTTCAGATAATTCAATAGCTTGTTTATATTCAAGTTGCATGTGAATATCTAGCTCTTCTTTACTTTCAGGAAGTTCCTCTACAGGCATTGAAGCTACGTCTACGTTTAATGTTTCTTTAGCTTTTTTCAACATGTCTTTAGCCAACATATCGTTTTCAATTTTAGTTCTATAAGAAACCCTATTGTCTTTAGATGTTGGATCAATTGAAAAAGCTCTAACGGAATAATCCCTATTAGTCATACCATTACAAATGATGTTAACTAACTTAGGTATAAGGGTTATAGGTTTTGAAGAAAGGTTTAAGTGAGATAAATCTCCATTTGTTCCAAGTTGTTTTTTATATTTAGACATATTTTGAAGACCTTTTGCGTAAAGCCTTCTTTCTATAATATCTTCTCTTTGCGTATAGAACTTACAATTACTGCCAGATGTTCTATAAAACCATTCTGACTCTATTGCTCTTGCCACTCCTAATCCCCAACCTTCTTTTATTTTATTGTCAAAGGAGTCTAACTGACTAGGGAAACTAGTGTTAGAATTGATTTTAAACTCAAAATCTTTATTATTACTCATATTTTATAACCTATAAAATGTTGCAGTTCTGTATTTTAGTGTAAAAATACGCTTTATTTTTTAATTTTTGTATTTTTTAAACTTGAAATCGTATGTTTTTTTCTCTTCTTGTGGTTTATATTTGTTTCTATTAATTGCTAATAAAGCCAATCCTGAACTTATTGATGCATCAAAATTTGTTCTTTTTGCGATGTCAAACTTTAACCAATCACTTAAAGTTCTATTAAAATACATATTACCTATCACACCCTCTTCTCTTATAGGTTGTTCATTGTCTTCAGCCACATACTCTCCAACAAATTTATTTACATAAGATTCAATGCTAGTCCAATGTTGATTTATAATATCTGCTGAGTTGTTTGGAATACCTCCAAGTTCTTTTTCATCAGGAGACAATCTATTTGCATGTTTGTCAAATCTGTTTAAGCAGAAGCCTCTGTAACCTCTTACTTTAAAATGTTTTAATAACATTTTCTTGTTATTCTCTACTAAAATAGGCATAGAATAAAAGAAACAAGACATTAGTACATCTTCAAAAAACGTGTCTGCATCTTTAGGTCTTGCTATATATTCTAGAAAAAAGAAATTACTAGGAATATCTCCTATGTTCATGCCTGTAACTCCATGTAAAGAACCTTTTGATCCTAAGTTATGTTCTAGTCCGTTTTCTGTAGAAACTAACTTAGAATCCACAACTCCTGATTGGTCGTATGGATCGCATCCAAAAGCTCCTTCTTGGTCATAAACTGCACATTTAGTCATGACACCAAAAATAGGTTTAATCTTAAACTTATTTCTCATTTCTTTTGGAGGAATCCAAGACACTAAAAACCTGCCTTTTTCTTCAGGTCTCCAAATTACTTCTGTATCTTTTATACCATCTTTCCAATAGAAATTACCTCTAGTAAGTAGATTGTTTTCTACTTCTTCTTCTCTATTAAATTTTAACTGAGTGTTTATCTTCTCTATATCAAATAATTGACTTTGAAGTTCATCTCTAAAAGCATCGTCAATTGTTATTGGATCTAATCTTCTTGCATTGTTGTATGCTTTACCACTAATACTTCTAGCTGATTTGAAATCATTTTCTAAATATTGTAAAGCTCCTTGAGTTTTTTTAATTCCTGAAGCATTATAGAAAAATTCCCCAGGTTTTAATACTTCATGGCAAATACCATATTTATCTGTATAGTCTTCTAGATTTTTATGTGCAGGTAGAAAGAATGAGTATAGTCCTGTAGATGTTCTGTCATTGGCATTTCTTTTTGTTATATCAGATCCATAATATAATGCCTGAAACTCAGAACCTCCTTTATCTAATGGGTTTAATGTAGATCCGATAAAAGCTTTACCTTTAATAACACCTCCTGGTATCATTGTAGGTCGTAAGTTATTCCAATGGTCAATGTAGTTATTTGGTCTTTCCCATTTTCCTGCTTCGTCTCCTAAATACATATTAAGTTTTTTAGAGTCATAAGAAAGAGTAGTGGTGTTCATCCAATCTACCTTTGTATTCAAATAGTCAGAAGTAGATGTGTCTCTTTGTTTTTTAGAGTCTCTAGTGTTATCCGAAGGCTTTCCAAATTCCATTTTATTTCTATCGTCTATTTTTCCTTTTACAACAGGTTGAAAATAGAAAGGGAGATTTTGAATAACGTAAGAGTATTTAAGAAATGCTTCTTGAGCATCACTTCCTGTTTTAGAAGTTATACCTATTAGGTTGTTTTTTTCTGAAGTTGAATACTGAACTAAATGGTCTAAAATTTCTTCTGTGAATCCGGTTCTTCTTCCTTTTACAAATAACTCCCCTACACTTCTAGGATCTACAATACATGCTAATGAGAAATAATACATATAGCATTGAGCCATACGAAAATCTTTATATCCTCCTGTATCTAGCATTTGATTATGAACTAACCCCATGTAATGAGCAGGTGTAAGCCAAACAGGATTGCCATTATTCATAAACCACACACCTTCTCTACGTCTTCTAAATTCTTCTAAAATATAGTCAGTAAATTGGTCTTCATTCTCTGGTGTTAATCCTTTTGGCTGTTCAGATCTCCTCCAATATTGTTCTTCTTTTGGGAGATTGCTAAATAATATTTTCTTTTTGTTTTTAGGGGGTATTGGTAGTTGTATTTTTAAGTTTTCCAATACTATAATTTCTCCTTTTGTACCTTTTGGATCTATTAATACAGCATCTTCTTCTTCATTATACCATTCTTTATAATAGTCTTTTTTGGGCAAAAATTCTTGATTAGCAAATTTCTCAGGAAATCCTCTTTTAAATTCCCTAGATTTTAAGTCGATTTTGTCAGATTCTAATTGTAATTTTAGCTCTATTAATCCAGAGTTCATCTGTGTAATAGCTCTAAAGATAACAGGCTTTGCTTTTATTGCTCTACCATATTTTTCTACATCTAACTTCTCATAATCAATGTCTTTTCTTAAAGCATCTCTTAATACCTCAATAGAATTATCTCCTGCTTTTATTAACTTTTCTACATAGGTTCTAAGTTTAGAGTGGCTTGGGGAGTTGTTTGAGTTTTCCCACATAACCAACATTTCTTTTATTGCAGAAAAAGAATCTAACCTAGACTTCATTAAAGTGTCTAGCTTATCATCGTCTACTGAAAAAATATCAATGTCGGCAGTCATACCTTTTATAGAATCTATAATAGCTAATTCTACGTCTTGACTTAGGTTTTTCATTTAGTTTAATTTAATAATTCAAAGATACTAAAAATAAAAAAGCCATCTATTAACTAGATGGCTTTATTTGTAATGGTTCTAATTAACCTACAATAGACACGTTAATTCCAACGGCTGCATCAAAAGCAGCTACACCAACGTTAGCTATTCTTAATGTAAAAGTGAATTTGTCTCTAGAAACAATAGATACTAAAGGAACTCCTGCTCCCCCATATACTGCTGTTGCTTGAATATTTGAATCCGGATAAACTTTATTGTTGCTTACAACAAATTCAAACTCTGTGTCTGCCGCATCTGTTAATGCTACAGTCGTGATGATGCCGTTTTTTGCATTCATCGTTACGTCAGTTGTTTTTGACGTTAATTGCGTTACTGCTTTTAATCTAGACATTATATAAAAAATTTAAGGTTACAATTTTGCAAGGATTCTTTTTGTGAACATTTTATATAGTTTTTCTCCATCTATATTAAATTCATATTCACATCCTTTTCTGAAAACTACTCTATCTCCTTCGTTTATTCCTTGTGCCTCTAGAACTTTGTTTCCATATCTTAATATTCCAACGTGTTGTTTTTCTCTTTCTCCAAATACAGCATGTACTTCTTTTGTAGGTTCTACAAATACATTGTCATTAACAGCTATTTTTTCTCCATTTCTAATAGCCATATAAACAAGTTCTGGTTCAACATAAAATAAGTTGTCTTTAATGTAAAAACTAGACTCTAAAGGTATTCCTTTGTCATTATATGTAATTCTAAAGACATTATGATTTACCACAACTTCATCTCCCTCTTTCACTTCTGTGTTGTACAATTTCGGTATCGAAACAACATTCCCTATTCTCTGAACATCTTTAGCTTCTTCTATAGAGGTGTTAATTATTAAATCTTTACCACCAATTTTTTTAGTATTTATATATTGAGCTTTGTCTTTAGGATTTATTATAAAACAATTTGGACTAAACATAATTAATCTATATAAAATTCAACTGAAGTCTGATCGTTTTTAGGTATTTTTTTCCATTGAAAAACATCGTCTTCATTTTTGATGTAAACTACATAATGCTTCTCTGTCTCTTCTATGGAATGTATAGCCATTCTTATAGGGTTAACCTCCCCTTTCATGTATATAGAATGCTCAGTTCCAACAGAATAATTCATTGACTCTTTAAAGTTTGTTCCGATTGATAATTTTCTAATTGGTGTCATATTATTTTATTTAATTATTTTTATGGGCAGACATCTCCTACTTCAAAAGTGTATTTTGTTCCTTGTCCTGGAGGTAAAGAATTTACAGAAGCAGTACATTGATTATATGTAGAAGTTCCTGTGGAATTAAGGGTGTAATTAGTAGCTACACCACCACAAGGTGTTATATTAAATGTTAAGTCTTGTGGAACTGTTACTGTTATTGTAATAAAAACACACTCTCCACTTGGAGGAGGAGGAGTAACAGAAGCGTTGTCAATATTTGCAAATCTTTTGAACTTATCTAACATAATTTTATGGTGTAACTTTTAAACTTCCTCCTAAATAGTAAACATCTGTCGCTAATTCTTTTTCAATTAATGCCCAATGGTATTGCCCTTTTATTTGAGGATCTAAACCAGATGGTTCATTTACAGTTGCCGTTCCTGTAGCTACTATATCTATTGTTCCTGTTCCTTTTTGTATTAATGCACAAGAGAAATTATCTACTAGTGAGTCAGGAACATTTATAACCACATTTGCAACTCCATTGTTTATAAATAATGTATTTTTATCGTCTGTATCTAATAACGTATAAGGGAAAGAACTTACTATATTTTGTAAATTGTTTACTTCTACTTTATATTTGTCCGCATTACTACCAACTCCTGTTATAGTGGTTGTAGTTCCGTTTTCTAAAAAACCTTGGTCTTCATTAATACTGAAATCAACTGAATTAGTTTCTTCTGTTATCGTTACAGAATTATCCGTAGACCTTAAAGACCTTAAAACAAACTCTGTATTTCCAGGAGCAGGTGTTAAAGACTCTTTATATATTGCAGCTTCCCCAAGTCCTGTACCTGTATTGTCCATTGTATAAAGCTCCTGATTATCTCCAATTAAAGTAATTAAAGCATTTTCATCTATTGTAATATCAATTTCACTATTGTTATCTGTCAATAAAATTAAATCTCCGGTTTTAGTTACGCTTTTAAATTCTTGTGATTCTGTTGTCTCATTATATCCTTTAAGAACATTAATTCCATTACCTAGATTACTTAAACTAGAAATTGTTATAAAATCACTTGAAGTTAAAGGTGTCTCAATATCTCCTATTGACAAACCTTGTCTATTTAAAAGGTATTTATTTCCATTTACTACAAATATAACTATGTGATATTGTAAAATAATAAAAGAAGGCGTTAATGAATTTGCTAAATCTTCTGGTGTGCTATATGTTTCTGTATTATCAGATATTTCAGTTATTTTTAAAGT